CCGCAGAGAAAAGACCCCAGAAATAGCCGGTGGTCAGGCGGGAGGTCAGTAGCACAGTCAGCACAAAAACCGGCGTGGCGAAGCCAGCGCTGGGGTCCAGCCTCTGCAGTAGGATACAGAAGGCCACGGCCACAAAGAGGATCAGCGCGGTGACAATGAGGTCCCGCATGGAGAAGGGGAATAGGGTGGCCAGGCTGGTCTTGGATTTGAAATTGGGATGAGACATAGGAAGCCTCCTTGCTGGTTTCAGTATAGCAGACGGATCGTTAAATTGTTGCTAAAAAAATAAATGGGAAGAAAGAGAAAACGTGCAGAGCTTCGGCTGCGTCTTGAAAAGACGTTGCACAGAGAGATGCACTTTTTCTGAAAATCTGCCGGAGGGATGGAATGGGGGGACGGCTTTGGAGAAGAAACAGGAGGATGGCCGCTTTTGCAGGGCCTATCTGCGGACCATGGATCCGGAGCAGGCTGCCGCAGAGATCGGCAGACGGGACGGCTACGCCATGCTGGGGCAGAAAGGGACCCAACAGAAGCTGGAACGGATGCGCTGCGATGCGGCGGCGCAGCTGAAGCGGGAGGATGTACTGCGGCAGCTGGCACGGCTGGCCTTTGGTCGAGTGGATGATGCGGTGACACTGGCGCTGCGCCGGGGAGAGACGGAGCCGGAGGGACTGGAACTGTCGGCTGTGTCTGAACTAAGGGTAACAGAAAAGGGCGTAGAGGTCAAGCTGGTGGACCGGGTCCGGGCGTTAGAGACGCTGTGGAAGCTGTTGGAGGCCAGCGAACCCCAGCAGGCGGATCCGCTGCTTCAGGCGCTGGCGGCGCTGCCGGGGGAAACGGGAGACTGGAATGAGAAATGATATGATCCGGTTTTCCCGCAAGCAAAGGCAGGTGCTGACCTGGTGGAGGCAGAACCGTTGGCAGGCCATCATCTGCGATGGGGCAGTCCGCAGCGGAAAGACGTTTTGCATGGGACTGTCTTTTTTCCTGTGGGCCCAGAGTTGTTTTGACGGACGGCAGTTTGCCTTGTGCGGCAAGACGGTGGGGGCGCTACGGCGGAATTTGCTGACGGAGTTGGTCCCCTGCCTGCGGCGGATCGGTATGATCGTGCGTGAAAACAGGAGCGCCAATTCCCTGACGGTGGAGTTTGGCGGGCAACGGAATCAATTTCTGCTGTTTGGCGGGAAAGACGAGTCCAGCGCGGCGCTGATCCAAGGGAGCACATTGGCGGGACTGCTGCTGGACGAGGCGGCGCTGATGCCACGGTCTTTCGTGGAGCAGGCGGTGGCCCGGTGCAGCGTCCGGGGCAGCAAGCTGTGGTTCAACTGCAATCCGGAGGGGCCGGAGCACTGGTTCTACAAGGAGTGGATCGAGAAGGCGGAGAGCCGGGGGGCGCTGCGGCTGCACTTTACGATGGCGGATAATCCCGGCCTGTCGCCGGAGATCCGGCAGCGGTATGAGCGGCTGTATACAGGCGTGTTTTACCGACGGTTCGTGCAGGGAGAATGGGCGGCGGCTCAGGGCTTGGTATATGACTTTTTCGACCCAGCCAGAGATGCGGCACCGGTGCCGGAGGGGGCCTTCAGCCGGTGGCGGGTATCCGTGGATTACGGGACGGTGAATCCGCTGTCCATGGGTCTTTGGGGGGAACGGGACGGCGTTTGGTACCGGGTAGAGGAGGTCTATTACGATTCCCGCCGGGAGGGCCAGCAGAAAACCGACGTGGAGTACGCGGATATGCTGGACCGGCTGGCGGCGGGGCGGGAGATCCAGCGGGTGATCGTCGACCCGTCGGCGGCCAGCTTCATCGAGACCCTGCGGCAGCGGGGCTGGCGGGTAAAGAAGGCCAACAACGATGTGGCTGACGGCATCCGGGTGACGGCGGATCTGCTGAGACAGAGGCGGATCGTACTGTGTGATACCTGCCGGGACTGCCTGCGGGAGATGGCCCTTTACTGCTGGGACGAAAAGGCAGGAAAGGATGCGCCGAAAAAGGAGCACGATCACGCCATGGATGAGATGCGGTACTTTGCCATGGATCTGTCAGGCGGGGAAAAGGGCGGATTTGCGGCAGTCAGCGTGGTGAGAGGCGGATACCGTTAGGAAATATATAAAATGTTGTACGGGACTGTACACCAAAAGCGGGTGTGGACGGGAGAGTAGGAGACCGATTTCCGAAGGGAGGAGAGGTTCGTTTGAATTTTTGGAAAAGGAGAGGCGATGAAGCGGCAACGGCCCAGACTATGCAGCTGCGGGACCGGGAGCGGCATCCCTATGCGGGGCTGCGGAGCTTTACGCCTCAGCGCGGCGGAGAGCTGCGGCTGTATCAGGCGGTGCGGGAGGCTGTACCGGTGGTGGATGCTGCCGTGTGCAAGCTGATCCGCCTCAGCGGCGGTGCGCTGGTGTTCTGTGAGGATCCGGAGACAGAAACGCGGCTGCGGGACTTTTTAGAGCGGGTCCCGGCGGGACGGGGACAGTATGGTATCAACGCCTTTTTGGAGCAGTACCTGGAATCGCTGCTGATCTGCGGCGGCGCCGTAGGCGAGATGGTGCCGGCGGCGGGAAACCGGGATCTGGCGGCACTGCTGTGCGGACGGATGGACCGGATCGAGCTGAGAGAGGGAGAAAGCCCGCTGGATTTTCAGATTTTCGGGCCGGATGAGCGGGGGCGGATGGTAGCTTTGCCGTATCAGGAGCTGCTGCTGTTCACTCCGCTGCATCCGGAAGCCGAGCACCCATACGGCGTGTCGCTGCTGCGGGGATTGCCGTTTATGGCGGATATTCTGATGAAGATCTACAACACGGTGGGGGTCAACTGGGAACGGTGCGGCAATATGCGATTTGCCGTGACCTGCCGGGACGGCGACGGCAATGCCGCGGAACGGGGGCAGCTTCTTGCCAGCGAGTGGAGCCGGGCTATGCAGGATACCAGAAGCGGCAGTGTCCGGGACTTCGTGGCGGTGGGAGATGTGGATATCAAGGTCATCGGCGGCGACGCGCCCATTCTGGACAGCCAGGTGCCGGTGCGGCAGGTGCTGGAGCAAATCGTGGCGAAGACCTCCATCCCGCCCTTTATGCTGGGGCTGAACTGGAACTCCACGGAGCGGATGAGCGCCCAGCAGGCGGATATGCTCACCACGGAAATCACTGCTATTCGACGGACGCTGACACCGGTGATGGAGCAGATCTGCCGGATGTGGCTGCGGATGCAGGGAGAGACGGCGGCGTTCCGGGTGGACTGGGAGGATATCAACTTGCAGGATGAGGTAGAGGAAGCCAAGGCGGAATTGTACCGGGAGCAGGCGAGGAAGCTGCGAATCGAGAATGACGTGGCGGAAGGTAAAATTGAGGACAGGGCGGCGGGGGCCGCGAAAAAAGCGTGACAGGAGGAAACGGATGCTGACAAAGGAAGAACTGGATCAGATCAACCGGTTCAGCAAGGCGGAGCTGACGGCGGATCAGGTGTATACATTCAGCGTGCGGCTGTGCGACAACGAGGTGGACCGGGACTTTGAGCGGTTCGGGACGGAGGATCTGGACCGACTGGGAGAATTGTTTTTAGGCAAGAGCGGAATCTTTGATCACCAGTGGTCCGCTAAGGGCCAGACGGCCCGTATTTACCGGACGGAGGTGGTGCGGGAACCGGGCACCGTGACGGCGGCGGGGGATGAGTACCGTTGGCTGAAGGGCTGGGCCTACCTCATGCGGACGGAAAAGAATCAGGAGCTTATCACGGAGATCGAGGGTGGTATCAAGAAAGAGGTCAGCGTGGGATGCAGCATGGGGCGGAGCGTGTGCTCCGTGTGCGGCGCGGAAAACGGCGCCTGCGGTCATGTGAAGGGTCAGATGTACGGCGAAAAGCTGTGCTTTATGGAACTGAAGGACCCCAAGGACGCCTATGAGTGGTCCTTTGTGGCGGTGCCTGCCCAGCCCAGGGCCGGGGTGGTGAAGCGGTTCGGCTCCGACGGGACAGAGCTGCGGACGCTGCGCAAGCAGGCAGAGCTGGGTCAGCGGTATCTGACTGGGCTGCGCCGGGAGGTGGTGCGTCTTGCTATGCTGGCGGACGGGCATCTGGATGGAAAAATCTTCACCAAGGCCGTTGGGAGACTGGATGAGGCGGAATTGCTGGAGTTAAAGAGGGCCTATGAGGCCCAGATCGCGAAGAAATTTCCCGTGGCTCCGCAGCTGCGGCAGCAGGCGGAGACCAAGCGGGAGGATGAAGCGGTGTTCCTTGTCTGATGGGACAAACACAATATGAGGGAGGAAATTGCATGAACGTTTCTTATGAGGGCATCGGCCAGTGGGCCGCCACCTTTGCCTGCGACGGTGTGTCCGCGGGGCAGGTGGTGAAGGTCAGCGGCAGCGGAACAGTTGCCAAATGCGCGGACAATGACGGCTTTGAGGGTGTGGTGCTGTCCGTGGCCAGAGACGGCAAAGCCTGCTCTGTGGCTATGGGGGGCATGGTGACGGTAAGCTACACCGGGGCTTCCGCGCCTGCTGCAGGTTGGAACTCTTTGGCAGCGGACGGCAGCGGAGGCGTGAAGGTCGTTTCCGATGGCGGCAAGGGCTATCTTGCCGTAGAGGTGGACACCACTGCTAAAACCGTGACCATTGTGCTGTAAGGAGGGGGAGAGAATATGGCTTATCATTATGAAAATCTGAAACTGGAAAAGGGTATGTACAGTCAGAGCGGCCGCAGCTTTGCACAGACGCTGGAAGCTCTGGACCCCAGCGAGAACTACAAGGGCACCTCTCTGGAGGGGCTGGATGCCTTCCAGCGTCAGCTCAAGCGCTTTGATATCAAGGTGAAGGGCGCGGGCAGTGATAGAGTGGAGAAGTTCTTCTGGTCTACGGAGTCCGCTGTGCTGTTCCCGGAATTCGTGTCCCGTGTGGTGCGTCAGGGCATGGAGGAGGAGAGCATCCTGCCGGACATCACCGCCACCGTCACCAATTTTGACGGTATGGATTACCGTTCCATCGCATCCACTCCTACGGAGGAGGAAAAGAAGCTCAAGCGTGTGGAGGAGGGGGCGCAGATCCCCCAGACTACCATTCATACCCAGGAGAATCTGGTGCGGCTTCATAAGCGGGGCCGTATGCTGGTGGCTCCCTATGAGGCCATCCGCTTTCAGAGACTGGACCTGTTTGCCGTGACGCTGCGGCAGATCGGTGCGTACATGGGCCGGATGCATCTGGAGGATGCCGTGAAGGTGCTGAAGGACGGTGACGGCAACAACAATGCCGCCAAGGTCTATGAGGTGGGCAGCAATCCCATCGGCGGCAGCAAGGGTGCTCTGAGCTATGACGTACTTCTGGACTTCTGGGCGCAGTTCGATCCCTATACCATGAATACCATGCTGGTGAGCAATGACATGATGCTGGCCATGCTGAAGCTCAGCGAGTTCCAGAATCCCAATACCGGGCTGAATTTCCAGGCCACCGGTAAGCTGACCACTCCTCTGGGGGCCAAGCTGCTGCGTTCCAGCGCCGTGCCCAGCGGCACCATCATCGGCCTGGACAAGAACTATGCTCTGGAGCAGATC